ATGGCTCGCAGGATGATGAGGAAGCCGACAAGGTGATAGCGGACTTCAAAAACGGGAGATTGAAATACCTGGCCGCAAAGCCTGAAATGCTTGGTGAGGGTTTGAACTTCCAGTACCATTGTCATAAGGCTATCATGTTCATCGACTACCGGTTCAATGACAAGTTTCAGGCGATAGCCCGTATCTACCGTTTCATGCAAAAACATCCTGTAGACCTTTACTTGGTCTATGCAGAAAGTGAAGGAGAGATATTCAAAAGCTTTATGCAGAAATGGGCGCAGCATCGTGAAATGGTTTCTAAAATGACTGATATCGTCCGTGAGAACGGTCTGTTCGGTTTGCAGGCAGAGGAGAAGATGATGCGCTGGATGTTTGCCAGCCGTGAAGAAAAATCCGGTAAACTGTGGAAAGCCATCAATAACGACAATGTTTTGGAGTGTCAGAAAATGGAAAGCAACTCGGTGGATTTGGTTGTAACCAGCATCCCTTTTTCCAATCATTACGAATATACGCCGACCTATAACGATTTCGGGCATAATGAAAGCAACGACAAGTTCTTCGAGCAGATGGACTACCTCACACCAGAACTGATGCGGATATTGAAGCCTGGGCGGCTGGCTTGCATCCATGTGAAAGACCGTGTATTGTTCGGTAATGCCACAGGTGACGGTATGCCCACCATCGACCCGTTCTCCGAAATGACGGTATTTCACTACATGAAACACGGATTCCGCTACATGGGGCGTATCACAGTAGATACCGATGTGGTAAGGGAGAATAACCAGACCTACCGCCTTGGCTATACAGAGATGTGCAAAGATGGTTCTAAGATGGGTATTGGTTGCCCTGAATATGTGCTTCTTTTCCGTAAACTGCCTTCTGATACTTCACGTGCCTATGCAGATTTGCCAGTAACCAAGAATAAGAATGAATATTCGTTAGCCCGCTGGCAAATAGATGCTCATGCAAGTTGGAAATCTTCAGGTAATACTTTGTTAAGCTATGAAGATATGAAAGTTGCCGGTATTGACAAGATACGCCATTTGTTTAGAAACTATGAGCGTGAACATATATACAATTATGAAGAACATGTTGCTTTCGCTGAAGAATTAGAAGTTTACGGTAAACTACCAAAAACATTTATGGCCGTAGATCCTGTAAGTAAGAAACCTTGGATTTGGGATGACGTTACCCGGATGCGTACACTCAATACCAAGCAGTCACAGAAAAAACGTCAAAATCATATTTGTCCTCTTCAGCTTGATATTGTTGAGAGGTTGATTGAACGGTATTCAAATAAAGGAGACTTGGTATTCGACCCATTTGGCGGTATCGGTACTGTTCCTTACTGTGCTATTAGATTGGGGCGTAAAGGGCTCTCTACCGAGTTGAATTATGACTATTGGAAAGACAGCCTTTCATACTTGCATGAAGCTGAAATTGAAGTGAATGCACCGACGCTATTTGATTTGATGGAAGCTATTTAATCTAAATAAGAATGGATATGTATTTGTATAAAAACAGACCACCGCCTTTATTAAATAGTGTGAGATTATTCTTAGTCTAACAATTTAACCCGATCGATATGATAACATTGAATAGGTTTGCCCAGAGATGCTTGAATATCATGAGGAAGCGCTTTAAGATGAATGAGCATAGCTCAAGAAAAGCGTTTAGCATAAGAATTGAAGCCGTTTGGAGAAAATTCGATATTGCTTCTAAATATAGGAGTGATAATCTTCCTAAATATTCGGAAGATGAAGAATTGGCAGCCGAGATGATAATTTACCTTGTTGCCTATTTAAAAAGATTTGGTTGTGAGGACATTGAACAGCTTATCAAAGATAAGATAGAGTTCGATGATAGAAAAAATGATTAGGTGTTGTTACTGACTGTTTGTGTTGTTGATTTTGTGTTGTTGATTTTAATATAGTTAGTTATGACAGAGATTATTCAAGTCTGCCTACTTGATTTTAATAAGGGGCAGCTCACGGGATTGCCGAAAAATCCACGTTTTTTTCGTGATTACCGCTTTGAAGCGATGAAGAAAAGCATTCAGGATTCGCCAGAGATGCTTGAACTTCGAGAACTTATAGTTTTTCCCTACAATGATGGCAGATATATTGTTGTTTGTGGTAATTTACGTTTGCGAGCTTGCAAGGAGTTAGGTTATAAAGAACTGCCTTGTAAAATTCTGGCACCTGATACCCCCGTTAAGAAGTTGAGGGAATATGCCACTAAAGATAATGTCAATTTTGGTGAGAATGATTTGGACGTTATGGAAAACGAGTGGAATAAGGCGGAACTCCAAGATTGGGGCATCGAATTTGCCCCGGAGAAGAAAGAGGATGAATTTAAAGAGCGCTTCGATGCCATCACGGATGATACAGCCATTTATCCTCTCATTCCAAAGTATGACGAAAAACATGAGTTGTTTATCATCACCTCAAGTAATGAGGTAGATAGTAATTGGCTTCGTGAAAGGCTGGATATGCAGCACATGAAGTCGTACAAGACCGGGAAAGTAAGTAAGAGTAATGTAATCGACATAAAAGACGTTCGCCATGCCTTGCAAAATAGTAATACCAAGTCATAAGCGCCATGACCGGGTGTTCGCTAAAAAGTTGGTGAACGATCCTATCATTTGCGTTGCTGAAAGTCAAGCTGACTTATATCAACAATTTAACCCGGAATGTGAAATTGTTACTCATCCTGACGATGTTATGGGCCTCATCCCGAAACGTAACTGGATGGCAAAGCATTTTGGAGAACTTTTCATGCTTGATGATGATGTCCATGCCTGCAAACCTATTTATGTGGAAAAAGGAGAACCTAGCCGGATAAAGGATAAAGATAAGATAACCAATATCATTCAGTCATTATTTGAGATGGCCAGTATGATGGATGTACATCTGTTTGGCTTCACCGCTCGGATATCGCCGGTAATGTATGATGAATCCGCTTTTCTTTCTCTTTCGAAAATGATAACCGGTTGCAGTTATGGAGTAATCTATAACAAAAACACTTGGTGGAATGAGGAAATACGTTTGAAGGAAGATTTTTGGATTTCTTGTTACATGAAGTACAAAGAACGTAAGGTTTTAACCGATTTGCGGTATAATTTTGAGCAAAAGAACACTTTTGTAAACGCTGGTGGGCTTGCTTCTATAAGGAATCAGGAAGAGGAACGTAAATCTATCCTCTTTATCAAAAAGAATTTTGGTGATAGTATTTTGCTAAAGAGTGCAACCACTAATGGGAAAGACAAAACAAAGCAGCTCGTTCAATATAATATATCATGCAAATTCAAATTCTAATAGTCTGTAAAAAAGGCGTTTAAATGGCGTCCATTCTGTTTGTCATATTCGCCTTTTTTAGCTAATTTTACTGATGTAATAAACTAAAAGTCAAACCATTAAATTAGAATTATGATTATAAGAACAGTTTGCGGATATGATTTCTTTGAGGTGAGTTCTGCAATGCAGAAAGCCATTAGGCGAGCCGACACCGGGGTAGCCGGCTTTTTTGCATTGGAACTTTGGGCGAGTGGGTACCGCGACTATGTGTGGAAGCGTCTGTTTACCATTAGTGCTGAAGATTGCTATGGAATCATTACTAAAGAGATAGAAGCATTGTGGCAGGGGCATGAGCTGGTAAACAAGACTGCTACTGAACCCAAAGGGAGGATATTTGTCAGTAAAGCTGTTATTCTCCTTTGTGAATGTAGAAAGAATCGTGATGCGGATCATTTGCAAAACTTCATCTATGATAGAAAGGATATTGATATAGAAAAGTGGATAAATGATGTCAGGCGTTATCCTATTCCTATTCCAGATTACACTTTCGATGTACATACACGAAAGGGTAAAAAACATGGGAGAACCAAAGAAGAATTCTTTCAGGAAGAATACAAGGCGTTACAACCTCGTGTTCCTGGTTTATTCGATGATTTGGTTCAACCCAGTCAACCAAAGTTATTTAATGATGAAACCACGGCTAAGTAGCTGTGGTTTCTCATTTTTCATATAAGTCAAACCAATTTAATTAAAACAATGAACACGTATTACAAATTTGCGCCAAATGTATTTTTGGCAAAGTGTGATGAGAAGCACGAAAAAGGTGAAACTATTGAGGTTACCACCAAGTATGGTAAGGAGAACGAAAGTATAGTATTTAACCTAATCTTCGAGAAAGATGGGTTTTACTATTACTCCATCGTTAGAGCTGACGGCTTTAATGTTCAAGAATGGGCTAAGCAAAGAGCGGAACGCAGGCATGAATGGGCGTCATCGGCAGTACAAAAAAGTAATGAGTATTTTCAGAAATCAAATAAACATCGCGATTTCCTTTCTTTGGGTGAGCCTATCAAAGTTGGACACCATAGCGAACGAGGACATCGCAAAATGATAGATGATGCCTGGAATAACATGGGGAAAAGCGTTGAGTTTAGCGATAAGGCTGCCGAACATGAAAGAGTTGCGAAGTATTGGGAAAAAAGGGCTAATACGATAAACTTGTCCATGCCGGAAAGTATAGATTTCTATGAACATAAGTTGGAACAAGCAAAAGAATATCACGAAGGATTGAAGTCCGGTAAGTACCGACGCGAGCATACATACGCTATGGCTTATGCCAATAAAGCAGTAAAAGAGGCTAAAAAAAATTATGACCTTGCAGTAAAGCTGTGGGGCGATGTTTAATAATCTGTAGTATCTCAAATAATTTACTATGAGAGAATTATCAAAAGAAACCTCATTACAAAGGGTAATGAGGGCTTCAGGTCGTGTACCTGTACAATGCTCATGCAGTGTTTGTAAACAACAATGTCATACGCCATGTTTAGGTACTCCTGATGATATTGAACGAATTATAGATGCTGGTTATGCCGACAGGTTAGCACTGACAAACTGGGCTGCTGGTATATTCTTAGGGGTTATTAATATTGCTATTCCGATGATTCAACCTGTTTCCGGCAAAGAGTTTTGTGCTTTCTTCGAAAATGGACTGTGTATCTTACATGATAAGGATTTGAAACCCACTGAAGGGCGTTTGTCTCACCACACTGTCAGGAAGGATAACATTGATACTTTCATGCGAGTAGCTGATGCATGTAACCAGTATCATGTGAAGTTAGTATACGCCAGTTCGTCAACGGCGAATCCGGAGAATACCACTTCCATGTATGGAATAAGTAAGTATTTCGATGAACAGTATGCATCTATCTATTGTAAGGCTGCGACCGGGTGCCGGCTGCATAATGTATATGGACCTAATCCGCGAAAAAGAACTCTTCTCTGGTTCCTGATAGAAAAGGAAAACGTGTCTTTATACAATTGTGGTCAGAATATCCGGTGCTTCACTTACATAGATGATGTCGTCGAAGGGCTTATTTATGCGGTGGGCTGTAACCGGCAGCTTATCAATATTTGTAACGTCCAACCTGTGACTACTATGTATTTTGCATCTTTAGTAAAATACTACAAACCGCTTGAAATAGAGTTGATTAATAAAAAACGAGATTTTGACAATTTGGAGCAATCGGTGAACCAGGATATCTATTTAGTACCTTTGTCCTATACGTCAGTCGAGGACGGAGTAAAAAAGGTATTCGCCATGCGGAGAGAGGATAATTCTCAAAAAAATGCGGGGGCGGAGAAATAGAAATCCTTTGAATGTACAACCATTCTAATTTATTCCTGCATGTTGAGTAACTATCATTGTTTCTTCATGCAGGAATTTAATAATTTGAAGCTATGAGTAGAGAGAATGTATTAACATTGAAACAAGAGAAGTTCTGTCAATATTACGTTGATATTGATGGCAACGCAAGTGAAGCATACCGGATGGCTTACGACTGCACTAAGATGAAGCAGGAGAGCGTTTGGCGCAATGCTCATGCCCTTATGCAGAACATCAAGGTTACATCAAGGATAAAAGAGATAAGAGAAAAGAGGGCGAAAGAATCTGAAGTTAAACGTGAGACTGTGGAACGTGTGCTGATGGATATCATAACTTCTGATCCTAATGACTTGTATATTGTCGATGAGCTAACAGGTAAGGTAAAGATGAAAAGTCCATCGCAGCTTCCAAAGCGTACACGCAATGCATTGAAGAAGATTCAGAATAAGAGAGGAGAAGTTGTCTATGAGTTCAACGGTAAAACAGAAGCCGCTCGTTTGCTTGGTGCCTGGAATGGATGGGAAGCCGATAAGAATGTCAATATCAAAGGTGGAGACGGAAATAAAGTCGGTGAACTTCGTATCGGATTTGAAGATAATGAGAATTCGGAAGAATAGAACAATTTGAACTGCAAAATCCGGTATTCATCCTACGGAGAAACCTTACTTTTAGAACAATATGGTTATAAATTATAAGAAGCTAAATCCTAACGGATTCTATCTATTGAAGTACTTGAATGATGAGACTATCCGTTTTATCATTCTCTATGGAGGTTCATCTTCCGGTAAGTCGTATAGTGTGGCACAAACAATACTGATACAGACATTACAGGATGGTGAGAACACTCTTGTCATGCGTAAGGTAGGAGCTTCTATTCTCAAAACCATTTATGAAGATTATAAGGTCGCTGCGATCGGTCTTGGCATCTCCCATTTGTTCAAATTTCAACAGAATACTATTAAATGTCTGGTAAATGGTGCGAAGATAGATTTCTCCGGTCTTGACGATCCGGAGAAGATAAAAGGTATCTCTAACTATAAGCGAGTTCAGTTAGAGGAATGGTCAGAGTTCGAGCATCCGGATTTCAAGCAGCTACGTAAGCGTTTGCGTGGTAAGAAAGGGCAGCAGATTATTTGTACCTTCAACCCGATTAGTGAAAGCCATTGGATAAAGAAAGAGTTTATTGATAAAGATAAATGGCATGATGTACCGATGACGGTTACCATTGCCGGCAAAGAGTTGCCGAAAGAACTTACCAAGGTCAAATCCGTAAAGAAGAATGCACCCAGGCAAATACTTAATCTTCGTACTAAGCAAATCGAGGAACAGGCACCTAATACAGTTATTATCCAATCTACCTATTTGAATAATTTTTGGGTGGTCGGTAGTCCTGACGGTGCGTATGGTTTCTATGATGAGCAATGTGTTGCCGACTTTGAGTATGATAGAGTTCACGATCCGGACTATTACAATGTGTACGCATTGGGAGAATGGGGTGTCATTCGTACCGGTAGTGAGTTCTTCGGTTCCTTCAATCGTGGCAAACATTCCGGTGAACATAAGTATGTTCCGGACTTACCTATTCATATCTCTGTCGATAACAACGTGCTTCCGTATATCAGTGTATCATATTGGCAGGTCGATTTCACAACTGGTACCAAGGTTTGGCAATTCCATGAAACGTGCGCTGAAAGCCCAAACAATACAGTAAAGAAAGCCTCCAAACTTGTTGCAAAGTATCTGAAATCTATCCAATATTCTGATAGGTTATATGTACATGGTGATGCATCAACGAAAGCGGCAAACAGCATTGACGATGAGAAGCGTTCCTGGATGGACTTATTCATAGATACATTGCAGAAAGAAGGATTCGAGATTGAAGATAAGGTAGGCAACAAGAATCCGAGTGTTGCCATGACCGGTGAGTTTGTTAATGCCATTTTTGATTGTACTGTTCCCGGTATAGAGATATACATTGACGAATCATGTTCGGTATCTATTGAGGACTACATGAGCGTACAGAAAGATGCTAACGGTGCCATTCTTAAAACTAAGGTCAAGAATAAAACTACCTTGCAGACTTATGAGGAGCACGGGCACCTGTCTGATACGTTCCGATATGTCGTTGTGGATTTGTGTAGTGAGCAGTATATAGAGTTTAGTAACCGGCGAAAAAGAAACTTGTATGCTTGTAATGGCACTATTAATTTCTTCAATCCAGATACCGAATGTAAATACACTAAGAAGATTCTATATGTGATGCCGAATGTTAATGGGAAATTTGTCCTTATACAAGCGTTTAGATGTGGAAATAAATGGCATGTTGTTGATGTCGTATTTATGGATACTACTTCAACAGAAGATATACGTTCTTCTATTTTGTCCCATGAATCTGATTCATGTGTAATTGAATGTACAGATGCTTATTTCCCTTTTATCCGGGAACTCCGTTCTAGTACAAACAAGGAGATTCGTGTAATGAAAGAGTTTCCGGATGTAGATAAGCGTATTGCTGCAACATCTGATTATGTGAAAAATAGTATTCTTTTTTCTGCATCAAAAGTAGAATCTGATACGGAATATGTTGCCTTCATGAATAATCTGATGGACTATAATAAAGATAGTGAAACAAAAGAGGCCAGTGCTGTTTTGAGTGGGCTAGTACAGTTCGTTGTAAAATTAGGTTTGAATTGAATTGCGTTATATGTGATTGAAAATAAGGATGTTGTATTGTTGATATTATGTTTTCGTAATTTCAAGATTTTAGTGTTTTGGAAAACGGTTTTCCTTTTTACTTAGTTTTGCTCAAAAAGGAACCCAATGAATATTTTTTTTGATAATCTATTTGGAAAGAAATCTAAGACTAAAGGTGAAGTTGAAATAGTTACTTCATCTGAAAATAAGGATATAGATACTCAAAGTGGCAAGGCTGAAAAATGGTCAGTTGCATACATTGAGGACCTTACTAGTCCTATTGTAGCGGGCAGTAACTATCTAACGCTATTCAGTACGATACCTGAAGTCTTTTTCCCGATCGATTATATTGCATCGCGAATTGCAGGTGCTAATTTTCAATTGAAGAAAACTAAGGATGACAGTATAGTATGGGCGAATAAACGAATGAATGGCATACTTAGTCGTCCTAATTGTTTGATGCGTTGGAAAGAATTGATTTATCAGCACCATATTTATAAATTGTGTACAGGGAATAGCTTTATTCGTGCCGCTATGCCTGATGTCTTTTCTACAGCTGAAAAATGGAGATATTGCGATAATTATTGGGTGCTACCTTCTGATAAGACTATTGTAGAACCTGTTTACGGGAATATGCCATTGTTTGGTATTGCCCAAACAGAAGATATTATTCGTAGCTATCGTTTGGAGTATGGTTGGAATGGTAGTTTGGAAATTCCTCCATACCAAATATGGCATGATAGAGACGGAAGTGCAGAGTTCTATTCAGGGGCTATGTTCTTGAAGTCCAAAAGTCGTCTTGCTTCCCAAAATAAGCCAATGTCAAATCTAATAGCTGTATATGAAGCTAGAAATGTGATTTATGTAAAGCGGGGTGGATTGGGCTTTATTGTAAGTAAGAAAACTGATGCTACCGGTTCAATAGCGTTGACTGACGATGAAAAGGAACAGCTTTTGAAGCAAAATTTTGAGAAGTATGGTGTAAGGAAGGGCCAGGTACCTTATGGTATTTCAGATGCAGATATTGACTTTGTTCGTACTAATCTTTCTATTGCAGAGTTACAGCCGTTTGAAGAGACTTTGGCTGATGCAATAAATATTGCAGGGGCATACGGCATCCCTGCCGTTCTTGTTCCGCGAAAAGACCAGTCCACATTTAGCAATCAGGCTACTGCTGAAAAGAGCGTATATTGTTCAACTGTTATTCCTATGGCCAAACAATTCTGCAAGGATTTTACAGCTTTCCTTGGTCTTGAAGGAGGGGGATATTATTTGGATTGTGATTTCTCCGATGTGGATTGCCTGCAGGAGGGGTTGAAAGAAGCCGAGGAAGTAAAGACCAATATCAATAGCCGGTGCAAAGACCAGTTCCTTAGTGGATTGATAACGTACAATGATTGGAGGGCGCAAATCGGTGAAAGTAAATTTGAAGAACCTATGTTCGACAAAACATTATTTGAGATGTCGGACCAGGAACGAGAGATAGTTAAACAAATATTTAGTCTTAACACAAAAAGTGAAGTTGAAAATGGAAGAGAAAATCAAAAGCCTTCAGTACAAGACAAAGGCAAATGATGTTGATGAGAAGGGTATCGTTACCGTCGCGGTGAACGGTATCGGTGTGAAGGACTCACAGAAAGACGTATCCATGCCCGGATCATTCAACAAGACTTTAAAGGAAAATATTGGTCGTATGCGTTGGTTCTTGAATCACCGTCCGGATCAATTGTTGGGGGTTCCATTGAGTGGTAAGGAAACAGAGGGTAATTTAGTTATGGTTGGCCAGTTGAATCTTGAAAAACAGATTGGTCGTGACACGTTAGCTGATTATAAGCTGTTTGCAGAGAATGGGAGAACCCTTGAACACTCTATCGGAGTAAAAGCTATCAAAAGGGATTTGACTGATCCTTGTAAAGTGCTTGAATGGCGTATGATGGAATATTCTACATTGACAAGTTGGGGAAGTAATCCTCAAACATTCCTTGTGAATATCAAATCTGCTACTGCCGACCAAGTAAAGGAAGCTGTTGATTTCGTTCGAAAAGCGTTCTTGCAGCATGGATATAGTGATGAACGTTTAAAAGGTTACGATATGGAATTAAGTTTATTACTAAAGAGCCTCAACGGTGGTGCCGTTGTCTCATGTCCTCATTGCGGTTATCAATTTGATTATGACGCAGAAACGGAACATACCTTTGCACAACAGGTATTAGATTACGCCGCCGATTATCAGAGATGGATAACGCAGGACATCGTAAGAGAAGAAATGGAGAAGCTCACTCCAGAGATTAGAACTCAAGTAATTTCTCTTATTGATTCTGTAAAGTCAGAGGAGAAAGAATTCACTCAAAAGAGTTTGCAGGATCTTATGAATTATGTAAGATGTCCCCACTGTTGGGGAAAAGTATATCGTTCGAATGCTATTCTACAAAATACTTCTGAAGATACTACCGGAAAGAATGAGCCGTCTGTTGACACTCAAGAAAAGAATGACGGGGAAAATGGTAACGATGGAGTAACGACTAAAGCCGCTGATAATTGCACTTTATTCGATTTCAAAAGTTTGAATAGTTGTTTCGATAATAAATAACTTAAAATTTAAATTTTATGCTTAAAAAATTTACAGTATCAGATTTTAATCTGAAAACAGATGGTCTGCCAGCAGAACAGAAAACATTCATGGAAAACATCGTCGGCATGATGTGTGAAGTCGTAAATAAATCACTGGAAGGAGTTGTTACGCCTGATGATGTGACTAAACAGTTTGGAGAAATTAATAACTTATTGAAGTCTTATGACGGCGAGAAGTTTGCTCAATTGATTAAAGACAATGAAACACTTGTTGACCAGGTTAAGAGCCTTGGAGAAAGCATTGAAAAAATGAAGCAAAAAGGCTTATCTATGGATACTATCAATAAGTTCGACGAGAAATTGAGCGAAATGCTTGATAGTGAGAAGTTCAAGGAGTTTGCAGCCGGTCACAGCCGTAAAACAGGTTCTTTTGAGGGATTCAGCTTGAAAGATATTGTGTCCATGACCGACAATTACAGTGGTGAAATCATGATTACCCAACAGCAGAACCGTGTTGTTAGCCAGGTAAGTAATCAGAAGATTCATATGCGTAATGTCATTACGACTTTGCAGGGTGATCCTACATATACGCAGCTCGCCTTTACACAAGTGTATGACTTCGACAGGAATGCACGGTACGTTACTGAAAACGGTCGTTTACCGGAGTCAAGCATTAAGATGAAGGAAATTCAGACAGGTACGAAACGACTTGGTACCCATATCAGAATTTCCAAACGTATGTTGAAGAGTCGTGTTTTCATCAGAAGTTATATTCTGAATATGTTACCGGAAGCTGTATGGCTTGCTGAAGATTGGAACATGTTATTTGGTGATGGGAACGGTGAGAACCTGTTAGGCATTACTAATCACACTGGAGTGCTTTCAGTTGAAAGTATCATCAAAGATACTATCATTAAGGGAGAAGCAGGTAGTGTGAAGTCTGTCGAAAGCCATAATGGGGGCAAAGACACAATTGTTGAATTCACAAAGCCGTACGATCTGATGCTCAATGGTATGGTTATTACATTTGCCAATGCTGCTGTTGTGACAGATTTGAACAAAGCGAATCCTATTATCAAGATGAATGACCGTCAAATCTTGTTGAAAGGTGTTGCTTTTGCCGGTGAGGAAACAGCCATTGCAAATATGACATTTACTGTCAACAACTCATTCTTCCAAAGTATCGAAGCTCCTAACTCGGAAGATGTTATTAAGACGGCATTTGCCGTGATGACCTATGCACAGTATTATCCCAATGCTATTACTCTCAATCCGTCAGATGTTAATGCGATGGAATCAGAGAAGGATACAACTGGGCGTAACCTTGGCATTATTAAGGTTGTCAATGGTGTTAAGCATATTGCTAACCGTCCGATTGTAGAGAGTACCGGTATGTTACCCGGTAAATACTTTATTGGTGATATGCACATGGGTGCATCTATCGTTGACTACACTAATCTTGCGTTAGAGTGGGCTGAAGATGTGGAAACGAAGTTGTGTAATGAGGTGGTTCTTATTGCCAGTGAAGAGGTGATTTTCCCTGTTTACAATCCTTGGGCATTTGCTTATGGAGATTTGGCTGAACTGAAAGAAGCAATTACTAAAAAGTAATATTATGGATTACATACTTAGAGGTAATGATAAGGATGTAGCCAATGTGCTTAAAGAGCAACGCATTCGGATTGGTAGAGGGGTGGTTTCATTCACCCCTATTTCCGAGTGTGGTCTTGTTACAGAAGAAGATGCTCGAAAGACATTGGAATGTATGCTTGCAGAGAAAAATGAAGAGATTGGCAGGCTTACTGCATCCATTGCAGAGAAAGATAAGACAATTGTTGAACTGACAGAAGAGCGTGAAACAATGAAAGCTCGCATTGCAGAACTTGAAGTACAGGTGCCTTCTGATGAAAAGAATCTTCCGGTTGCCGATTCAAAAGATTTGCAAGAGGAAGATGCCAAGGAGGTAACTGTTACAGATGATAAAGCCGTTTCCGTGGAAGATGAAAAGAAAACCGGGAAAAGCAAGACTTCTAAATAACTATCGCTATGTTGATTGATGTTTCATATTTTATGTCAGGTCCCAGGCATATTGAGAATGTTTCGGTCGCTGAAATGCCTTCGCCCCAATCTCTTGCTGTGAATGAGGTGATAAATGGGTATATTAAGGCATTTCAGCCCGAATTTCTCCGGAATGTTGTTGGTGTGACTCTTTCCCAAGCTATCACAGATTATTTGGAGCTTATTGAACGGGAAAAGGAAGATTCTTCAGATGAAGTTGATATTTCAGAAGAGAAGGAAGCCCCCCAGTCCGGATATGCAGTATTATGCGAGAAGCTGTGTGAACCGTTCGCTGACTATGTCTTTTATCATATTCTTCGTGACGCAAACACCCAGGCTACAATAACCGGGCTTGTCCGTTTGAAATGTGCTAATGAATATGTAGCTCCTTTGAAGAGACAAGTAAGCACATGGAATAGCATGGTAGAGAAGAATAAACAGTTTGTTGAATGGGCTATGTCGAATGATTGTCCTTTCGATGTGCAAATAACCAAGAATCTTTTGACCCCAATTAATGCTTTCAATTTATGATAGATTTAGATATAACAGAACTGTTTGAGGAGATTGTAAAGGAACTTCCAGAAGGGCTTGAAATCCTCTATCCAAATGGGAAAGGGGGAACTAAAGTTGTGAAGTCCCCAAGGTTGAATTACATCTTCGGTAGCAGTCAATATATCAAAGATATTTTAGATGAATACAGTAAGTCTTCTGCCCAGTCTGAAAGGAAGTTTCCATTGGTTGCACTATTCACTCCAATTAGTGAGGATAGAGGTGACGCGGATTATTTTTCAAAAGCAAAGGTTTCGTTAATTATAGCATGTTCTTCTTGTAAAGAGTGGAGCAATGAGATGCGCAGAACCACATCTTTTAAAAATATCCTTCGGCCAATCTATAAACGTTTATTGGAAGTATTATATGAAGATTCTCGGTTCGACTGCGACTATGACGAAAAAGTGAAACATAGTTATTCAGAAAACTATTCATATGGCAGATACGGAGCCTATACAGATTCCGGTGAGGCTGTGAGCGAGCCGATTGATGCCATAAATATACGCTCGATGGAAATAAAAATTAATAATCTTAATTGTAGAAGAAAATGAGAAAGATTAGAACGTGTAAGGGTTCCCGGATGAACACTGGTAGTTCTGCTTGTAGCATTGACTGGAAAAAGGTCAAAGGTGCTATCTTGACAGAACATGGTGTCAAACTCCCTGCTGATATAACAGGTGAGAAGTTGCTCGAATTGTGCCATGCAGACCGTCCCGGGCGTATTTACCCTATTTTGCCATTCCTGGAGTATGCCAAGAATGGTGGAGAGCCTCAAGTTAATCCTGTAGGGTACGGTGCAAGTGAATACAACGGGCTAAGCGCTCAAACAGACACCTTCACTTTGAAGAAATTTGATGAGGTTTTGAATGCCCAGCTTCTGAAATGTGCCAATAAAGGATGGGACGTTTACTTTTGGAATCAGGATAATATGTTGATCGGTTATAATGATGACACTGATATCCTTGCCGGTATTCCGATGTCTACTGTTTATCCGACCGTGACACAGTACCCGACCAGTAGTGCTAAGTCTGCGATGACTGTTAGTTTTTCACATGAAGATGTGGAAGACAGCCAATTGCACTTTGACTACGTGCAGTTAGACTTCAATCCCAAGAATTTCGTTAAAGGCTTGGTTGATGTTGTGTTTCAAAAGTTGGAGGCCGAAAATACTTACAAAATAGTTGAAGTTGTTGGTGGTTATGACCGTACAGAAGAATTTGGCAGTCTTATTGCTGATGGTGCTGCTGAAGTTATGAATAACGTAACTTCTGCTACGTATTCGGATGGTATCATTACCATTGTTCCTAAAGCCGGGGCGGTTCCTTCGTTGAAAGCTCCTTCTGTATTGTATGAAAAAGGAATCAGAGGTATTGAGCAGGTGTCATGAAGGTAGATAATGTTACGTTCGTCGAAGCTGCTGTGAAGGGCATGACGAAGGAAGAGTTTATTAATGCACACATTAAAGTCGTGTGGCAGGAACTGAAGGAAGCTGACCGTAAGAAGAAGCTCTCGGAAGTGTACGATGCGATAACTAAGTAACCGACGGGCTGGGGTGTGATTACAGCCCAGCCCGTTATATTTTTACTGTATGGCAGATTTTGATGAATTACATAGAGTTATTCATTCCATTGCATCCGGGTTTGAAGAGGAATGTATTAGGTGTATGGAAGAACATAAGAATGTGCTCGTTGATTGTATTCAGGAGCAATTATATTCCGGTCTGGACGGTACTGAACATCTATTGAATCCTGATTATGATACTGACACCTATTTTAACGAGCCCGGTCCCTGGCAGAACCGTGCGGAACAATATAAACGATGGAAGGAGAGGATAACTCCACCTCTTAGAAGTGAGATGCTTTATTTGCCACCGCGTCCGATTGAGGTACCTAACCTCTTTATTACTGGTACTTTCTATGATAGCATAACTGCCGATAGAATTGATTCCGGGCTTCGATTCTCAACGAAAGGATTTACGGACGGTAGTTCTATTGAGAAGAAATACGGTGAGCAGATTTTAGGCATTGGTGATACAGCTAAAGAGTACTTTAATATTATGTATCTCCGTCCCTGGATGGAACGTTTCTTTTCAGAATGTGGATATCTGTAGAAAATGGCTTGTAGTTGCGAAATAAAAAAGATGCAGAGTGAACTGGAACGTATCAGTGATCTTGCAAAGAAAGCAGCTGTCTTGGATGGTTGCATGTATGTCGTTTATCAGAAAGAAGATGGTACCTATGCTTTTGATAAACTAGGAGTTGAGATAAAAGGAAAGATTGTTGAATATAGACATTACCTGTAATTATGGCAGATTTAAAATTAAAAGATTTCGTTGATGAGAACGATTTGCAGAAATTGGTGGAGCTTGATAATACTATTGAGCGTGTGAGGGCTGATTATGTTAATGCGGCCAAAGAATTAGCAAAAGGTTTGAAACTAAATGTAGAAGGCGTTGCTGATCTTGAAAAGTTGAGTAATCTTTATAATACTCAAGCAAAAACGGCTGGTTCTGCATCTGCTGAATTAACCGAGGCTCTTAGAAAACAGTCTGAAATAACTCAAACTGTCAGTAAGAAGATAGAGGAAAAGCTAAATGTAGAGAAATTATCTGCTGCTGAATTGAAGAAACTAACCAAGGCAAACTCGGATAATGCTGCGTCCTTGGAAAAGGCTGCTAAAGCGGAAGCTAACTTGACAAAAGCGCAGAATGCCGGTAATACTACTCGTAAGAAAGCTGTTTTATCTGAAGAAGAACGTTTAAAACTTATCAGAACTGCTATTACCTTGACTAATCAGGAAGTACATAGCCGTTCACAAGCAAAGGAAATGAATAAGCAGCTGCAAAAGGCTGTTGATGTTTTGAAAGATACGGATGAAAACTATATTCGTACACTTGCCCGTCTTAATTCTACTATTGGAATCAACACTGATTACATAAAGCGAAATTCCGATCGATATAGTCAACAGAAAATGACAATTGGTGCATACCGGGAAGAAGTGAAGGCTGCATGGATTGAAATACAGAACGGTAATAAGTCCATGCAGAACATGGGAATTATTGCCCGGAATGCTGGAATGATGCTTAAAACGGAGATGGCTCCTGGGCTAAACAAAGTTGGTGCAGGATTGAAAGGGTGGGCTGCTGGATATATTGGTGCACAAGCTGTTGTTAGTGGAGTTGTTGCTTTATTTACAAAACTGCGTGAAGGAGTAGGTGATATTGTTAAATTTGAATTAGCTAATAGTAGGCTTGCTGCAATATTAGGAACCACTTCTGATAAAGTGAAGGAGTTAACTGCGGATGCTCAACGTTTGGGTGCTACAACGAAATACACTGCATCCGAAGCTACGGATTTGCAAATAGAACTTGCTAAACTAGGTTTTACTCGAAAAGAAATATTAGACGCAACAGAGCACGTTCTAAAATTTGCACAAGCTACCGGGGCAGAATTAGCAGATGCGGCTTCATTGGCAGGTGCTTCTCTTCGTATGTTTAATGCTGATACAAGAGAAACTGAAAGATATGTGTCTGCGATGGCTGTCGCAACAACCAAAAGCGCATTGTCGTTTTCATATCTCGCTACTGCATTACCAATTGTTGGACCGGTTGCAAAAGCCTTTAATTTCAGTATTGAAGATACTTTGGCTTTGTTGGGTAAATTATCGGATGCCGGCTTTGATGCTTCAATGGCTGCTACTGCTACCCG